AGGGAACTTTCCCTCGGTGCCGAAGAAGCGGGCCAATTCTCTGCAAGCATCAATGCCGAAGTGAAAAGGTCGGCCCTGGGTGGGTTGACCGTGGACCGCCGTGAAACGTCCAATTATTTTGCAATAGAGACAATGTCGATGCCGCAAGTAGAGGCTCGACTCACAGAATTGCGGGCCAATCATCCCAGCGCATTCCTCGATTCGCAGTGTACCGATATTACCAGCCACGATAGCACCAGCGACGATAGCACCAGCGACGATATTACCAGCGACGATATTACCAGCGACGATACCGCTGACGATACCGCTGACGATGTTACCGCTAAGGTCTGAAAGCGAGTTGTGGAAACTGCTCCGACGCCATATCCCTGTGAGCTGGTCAGTCACGAGGGTGGAAAACCGCCTGAAATCTGGGATTCCAGATGTGTTCATCTGTGCGGAGGGGATTCAGTTCTGGATCGAACTAAAAATAACGAAAAACAACCGACTTTTTTTGTCTCCACTCCAAGTTTCGTGGAATTTCACCAACTGGAAAGCGGGTGGGGTGAATTTTATCCTTGTACACCCTCTCGATGAGCTACGAGCAAATTCATTCTATCTATTCTCTGGGGATCAAGGCCCAGAGTTGGTGCAAGGTGGACTAAGATCCATATCACTTGATGAAGGTCGTGGAATTTCGCCAATTTTGGTGGCACCATCACCAATGGTGCTGATGCGCGATATTTTGCCAATTGCGCGTAATATCCAGAATAGAGGATAGCCCTAGGGGCTAAGGCTAAGACCAATAAATCCAACCAAGCATGCAAACATCACCAGCACAATACCTACGAGCCAGTCAGGGCCACATTTGTTCATCTTATTATTGAGATTTATTTTCATTTTATTATTTCTCCCACTTGGTTCAAGCGTTTAACATGGATTCGGGTCATTTGCTTCGCATATCGCCATCGAGAACCCCCTTGGCGTGGCGCTCCGAATGTCTTTTGTTCGCTGTGATTTGCCGCCTAGCTTGCGGTACTGGAGTGCATGCTGGGAAGGGTTCTGAACTGCCACTGCAACCTTTTCGGGCATCACAAAACCCTTCCCCGTCCAAAGGCATGTCTTCTTGCTATACGCATCACGTGGCGCAATGTACTCAGGCCATCTGGGGTGTGGTGCATCGCGGAGAGCGATATACCCACCATACTCATAAGGTTGGTATGAATAATCCGGCTTTCGCCACCTTGTTGCTAGAACAGATACCGGATTTTCGATAAAGTACGATATAGCCATGCTGCCTAGTAGCTCGTCGCACATCTTGACATATCTCACTGCCTCGCGCTGGAATGAGGGATTTACCTCAGCCTTGCGACGGAAGTGTGCAGCACCGCTCACTGCCAAATCGGTACAGACAGGAAAGCCCATGCCGAATATCACATTTTTATCGGCGAACTCCTTACGGATGTCGTTTAATGCTTCGGGGTCATGTAGATCGCTATGACGATAGCAGATTTCCCCCTTTTTGAATCCCTCGACGGGGTGTTGTATGTCAAACGCATAACAACAATACCCCTTCTCTGCCCAAGGCTTAAGAGCCTCACCTGTATAGTCATAGAGGCTTAGGACAACCCCTTTGCTCATGCTTCCGCCCTCTCAAGCCAGATAGGCACAATCTCAGCTATAGTCAGGTCATTTAGTATGGTCGCGTTACGACTGGGATTGGGACGTTTATTGCTCTGATATATCCCGCTCTTGCCCGCGATCGTGAACAATATATGAGAGCGCAGCTTGCGCTTAATGTCTTTGACTGTGAGCCAATCGTTTATCTGATCAATGCACCAGCTCTCAAGGTCGGGCTGGGAAAGAACCGGCTTGCCATCATCATCTATCAGGCCGATTTCCACTAGAGGCAGATTTTCAAAATATTCTCCCACATCGCGCATTTTTGCGCGGAAATCTCCCGCGAATTTGGAGTGCGGGTAATGACGATCAGCTCCGCCATGTCCCTCATTGCTAACGATTGCCAGCGGCTTGCCGTCCACGTACAGATTCGCCTCAAAGTGGTGCGTTTCATAGCTCGACCATGCGGTGTATTTTATGCCTTTTAATGCGATGTTCATTTTATTATTTCTCCCATTCGATTGATATTGATCAAAATTAGTCCAACAGTACCATGTACGCTCTAGGCTCATTTTGGATAAACCAGTCTATCCCTGCCCGCACTTCTTTATATAATTCGGCTTGCACTTTAGTGCTGGTGGATTTTTCCGCCATCATGCTTGATCCTATGATAACATCGTAGATCGCAACGGCATCAGCAGGTATAGTCACGCTATCCCCGCTGAAAATATTCTGCACTGTCTCCGGCTCAGGGCCAATTGCACAGTCAAAAGGTGGTTTTCTGCCAGTCATTTTATTATTTCCCCTTTCTTTTTTGTGGTATGTTTTTAAAGCCTAGTATTTTTTGAGCTTTACGAGATACCGGTTTAATGAGTTTAACCTTGTGTCCATCTTCGTTTTTATAGACGTACATTGTTTTCATACCTTCCTCAGTGGGTTAAAAATACGACCGGCTTTGAAGCTTGCCAGCATAGGCCACACGCGCCACAATCTGGCGCAAGCGTTGGCTCGTTTTTCTTGGCAAGCTTGCCAGTCTCTTTACTGATTTGCGTAGGACAGAGAAAGGCTTGTTTATCAGCTAACAAGTCATTGCTTCGACTATCGTCATTGGATAATGCTGCAAAGCTATCCGTATATGAGCCGCTAAACCTAACCGCAAAACGTATGCCACAAGCCAAGCGTAACGAAAGCAGAGCCTCGCCGATGGCGCGTTCTCTGCTGTCAATCGCGTCATATTGGTTTGCAGTGTATCCATAGACATTCAAAGCCGGAAACATACCAAGCCATTTCGCCCACGCTGCAACATATGCAACGGAATAAAAATCACCTAAAACGTGAAGCCTTAACAAAAAGCCTTCTGGATATTTGGCTTGATAATAAGCAAGGTCTAATTCTATTTGCGCTAGCAATGAATTGTCGCCAGTGTACCTCGTCGCGTTCATCATATTATTTCCGTAACAATCGTCCCAATGAATGCAGGACGCTGGACAAGTGGCTCGTTCTTCTAATGTTAGCGTAAAAATGGGGAAGCCTTTCAATGGGCCTTTAGTCACACGCTTCCCAAGCTTTACGTTTGTACTCTTTTTGATCGCGCGTTCTGTCTTTGCCATTCCATCCGCAACGGATTTGACACGCAACGAATGATAGACAGACTTGCCAGATAAAACAGCCATTTGTGTCTTGCTCAATGGTTTCATAACTCACATCCCCGCTTTCATGTTTGCGCCTACCGTATCGACACAATAATAAACAATCTTGTGAAACAAAGTTAAGCCATGGCGATAGTCCCTAGAAAAACGGAAGCCGGTTAGCTTCATGGCTGGAGTTAGTATTGTTGCGGCTAGTTTTCTCATTTTTTATACCTTTCAATTGTTGGTGTGGTTTTCTTATAGGTCTTCCGTTTCGACGTGCTGCTGAATTTTATATCCAAGAGCTTTGATTTTGGCGATTGTGTCGCGTGTCAAGGTCTTTGTTCCTGCTATCTCGGCGAAGATTTGACTATGTTCGCACGCAGGGTAGATTGCTTCGTTCCCAAAGTTATTTTTTATTTCCACTTTGATGATCATTTTTTTGTCGCTTTCATTTTGCGTCACAATTAAGTATATCCATCTTATGCCATGTATCAAGTGCAGAGTCAACATCATTCGTATCATTTTATGGGATTATTTTACGGGATTATTTTACGGGATTATTCCACTACCCAGAGCGACTTGGGAACGATGTCTAACCGACCAGATTCTGAAGATGGTTAAGGCGTTCTGTAGAAAAGCAGAGAAAGGAGGCTCCGGTAAGGTGGCTATCAAAGGTCTTGGGCAACGTCTAAATGACAATCTGCCTTTCTCCCCCTGTTGGTTGTAGAGGAGGGCGTGTATAGTGTTTTGAACCTATAATCATGGCTATCTTTGCAGCCCCTCACGCATTACCCCTATGGTGGGTACAGAGGAGTCCCTTTATATTAGGAGTTACTATGGCTGATG